TAACTCCCCTCGCAACAGTTCCCCCAGCAACTCTCGCAAGACCAGCGAGAAGTGGAGCAACCTCTTGAATATTATCAGTTTCTTCAGAAGCAACCATCACAAGAGGATTTCTAACTCCCATTGATCTAGCCTTTGTTTTCAGAAGATTGACTTTAGTTGGAAGGTCTCTCATATCCTTTTTTGGAGTTTCTTCCTTTTCTTTTTCATCGCATCCACAACCCTCACTCATGTTTGGGTTAATTTCAATTTTATTCTTCTTTTTTGAAACATCAATTACTTTTTGTTTTTCATTTTGTACTGATTGATCATCTACTTCAAAAATAAATTCTTCTCTCCAATTAGAGAATTGCTCGTTTTGATTCTCAGATTGTTTTTGTTTTCTTTCCTGTCTTTTTGCTAGTGCTCTTCTTACACCATATTTACCAACAGCAATTCCAGTTTTAGCAACACCACCAGCAAGACTTCCCACATTACTCATAAGTGAAGATGCAACATCAGTATCTTTTTCTGAAGAAGAAACTTTTACTGGTTCATTCCAAGCACTTTGAATATCTTGTTTTAGTTTTTGTCTCGCATCTTTTTTAGCCTTTTTCTTATCTTCTTCGGCTTGTTTTCTTTCTTTCTCTTTTTCTTTTAGAGCTTTTTGTTTTCTATCTTCTAAAGTGTCAGATCTTCTCTTATCATATCTTGCTGTTTTTAACTTTTCTTTTTTTATATCAGTGGCACCTTGTATAATCTTTCCTCTGACATAAGCACTTGTATCACTCAATCCTCTACCTGGTTTTGGTTTTCCAGTATTTTGTTGTTCGGATTCGGGTTCTGAAGATTCTGGAGAATCGTTTTTAATTTTAACTGTAGTTTTTGCACCTTTTAGTTTTTTAAGTTCTTCATCATCGCCACTTAAAGCAGCCGAAGCCATTTGAGCTGTCCTAACACCTTTAGCCTGGACTTTATACTTTTGCAATTTACTCTTACCGCCTGGAATCGTACCTTTAATAGCTTCATCCAAAATTCTGTCAACTAGAGAAACTTCTTCCTTAGTTTCTTCCTTCTTCTCGGGAAGACCTTCATGCTTGGTCTTTGCAAAATCTCTTGCAGCCTTCTTACTCATACCTTCTGCAGCCTTTGCAACTTCAGGAGATGCAGGAGTTCCACCTTTCTTTGCTGCATAAACCATACCCATGAATCTTTGTTGTGCTCTACTTAGAGCCTTCTCTTCAATGGTTTCAACTTCTTCTTTTTGAACACGAAACTTTCCACCAGTTTCCTTATGAGTATCAGAAAGTTCATCTGCTCTATCGTGAGCATACTTTCTACTCTTTACTGGTTTGCCAATTTTCTTTTCGGTTTTACCATCGTGAGAACCATATACTTGATATGGCATTTCATCAAGTTGTTCAACTTCCTCTTTTGTTACAAGTCCAATAGGATTCTTATTTTTCTTTGTTAATTTATCCATATATTTAATTTTGCCCATTTCCTGGTCAACATAATTTTTTACAACACTTTTTGCCTCAGGTGTTGTACTTAGTTTAGGCCCTTTCTTTTTTTCACTACTTCTACCTCTTGACCTAAATTCAGTTTCCGCTTTTTTTTCTTCTGCTCTTTCTCTTGCAGCAGCCTTTGCCATCTCACGACGATACTCTTTATCCTCTTCAACCATCTCACCTTCTGGTTGGTAAGATTGACGAAGTTGTTTCATTGCATCATTCAATGCATTATTTCTCTTTTGCATTCCATATGCAGCGCCTGCAATGCCTGTTCCAGGATTCTTGATATTTTTCCCTTTATTTGCAGCATTGACACCGGATTTTGCAGCATCTTGAGCTCTTTTAATTGCAGATCCAGCAGCAAGAGCTCCACCAAGAGCAAGACCACCAGCAACTAATGGAGCAATTTCATCAATCTGTTCTACATCCTCTTTCATCTTCTCGCGTTTTGCTTTTGCTTTCGCAAGAGTTCTTTCACGAGCAGCTTCTTGTTCAGACTTGGGAATATTAAACATATCTCTATCAGTCTTCAATCTTTCCTGTGGAGGAATGACTTTAGCTCTAACTTTTCTACGATTTAAAAGATACTTATCCGACTTATCATGATCTCCATCGTTATCAATATCTTTATCTTCCTGACCAACTGGATCAAGAGCTTCTTCTACTTTCTTTTTCTTATCGTCAGCAATCGCAGCACCAACAGTTGCTCTTCTCTTCTTCAAATAACTATCGGAAGAATCCGAATCACCATCATTATCCACATCGTCATCTTCCTGACCGACAGGATCTAGTTTTTTAGATGCTTTAGCTTCTGTAACGATACGCGAAAATTCTTCCCAACTAGCCATTTATTTTGTAGAAATACTGCTAGTTTTATTTATTCTTTTTGCCCTTGCGGAATTTATCGTAAATAGAAGCGATCTTAACTCCAGTGTAACTCTTGACTTCTTGACCTGGAGTTAATGACTGAACATACTCTCTATACTCGTCCGTACCAATCTCATGAGGATTCTCAACAAGATCCTTCAACCATGACTTGAACATTACACCATCTTCAGTGACACAAATGACATAATTTGTTCCTCTACGAATCACTTCTCCTCTGAGACCTGTGTTCATATTTTCAACAATATTTCCAACCTCATAAATGTGATCTACAAGATATGCATCTCTCATACCCTCTTCATCAAGTTTAGGAGCTATTTCCCATACTTCAGTATTCTCACTGATATTCATAGATCTGCGAAGAACATTGAATAACTCTTTCTTCTCCATCTTACCAAGAGTATCTGGAACACCCTTAGCAAACTTGACGAAATCTCCTTCTGCGGCTGCAAGTCTCAACTTAGATGCAGACATTCCGGTTACATCATCAGAATCTGGATCTCTGTCACCAGCAGAAACTACTTCAAGTTGATCATAGTTATAAAGTTCTCCATTATACTTATGACTTAAACCTTGAAACTCACCAAGTCTATCTTGACCAACCATGATAATCATATTACTATGACCCTCTTCATTTGCACCAGTTAAGACATTGAAGATTGTCTTTGCGCCTTTATCATCAACAATACTATCTGCGTAATCTGGGAACATCTGACGCATGTAAGAAATCTTCATCTGTGGAGTTAGAGGATTCTTCTTAGCGTCTTGTGAACGAGATGGATAAATTCTTAATTCGTAACCTCTCTTTTCTGCTTCCTTTGCAGCTCTCTTAAGAAGTTTTTCATGTCCAATAGTAGGAGGATTGAATCTTCCGAATACTACAACAACTCCAGGTGTTTCTGGAACTGGTACTTCTACAGGAACTTCCTCTGGTGCAGGTTGTTGTTCTGGAGGAACTTGTTGTTGTGTTTGAGTTGCCTGAGTCTGTTGAGGTTCTTGTGCAACAGGTGTTGCAACCTGTGGCTGAGGTAATGCAGTTTGTGGTTGAGAAGGGGAATCCTTTTGTCCTGGAGTATTATCACTACCAAAGAACTTTAGTTTTCCAGCTACGGTCTTAGCAATAAACTCACCATTTTTATCATACCATCCCCCATGACCATCTCCAGTCAACCCAAGCCTTTTGGCTTCGGTAGATGCAGAAGTTTCTCTAGCTTCAGTGAGGAACTGAGTAAATTTTTTCATTATTAATTTAATTAGTATTCCTTAACCTTTAGGTATTTATTGATTTAACTATCACACAGGTTCTATACGAACAACAGCTTCATTTAATCTAACACCACCTCTAGACCCTCTACCTTTTAATCGTATATCTACATATACTTTATTTACCAAACTGTTTATCAGTGCATCATTAATAGGTTTTAATTCGGTATTACTTAAAATATAATTTGCAGCATTATCATTACCATTAAACATAATATTTCCAGTCAATGCTTCTTTAAGTATTTCTTTTTTAAAATTTAAAAATGCTTGACTTACATTTGGATTCTTTCTGGAACCCAAGATAGATTGCAATTTATCATTTAAACCACCGGATCTTTTTGCAACTTCTAATTTTGCCTTCATAATACTTTGTTCTTGAGATCTTGGACCCTCACCCAAAGTTTGAGATAATTCATCCATAATTTCAGCAACTTTTATAGTAGATGCACCAGAAAGACCACCAGCCATAGTAACTTTAAATAAAATAGAATTCAATACATTTACAGTTCCCTCAATTCCAGCACTTGAAAACTGATATGCATCACCCCATTTCATTGAACATTTATATTTTTTTCCAGTTTTTACAAACAAAACATCTGTCTTTGGTTCTGGTCTAGACCCACCCAACTGTTGAAATGATTTATAAAATTCATCCGTGGCATTTGGAGGAGAAATTCTAGATAACATAGATTCCGCTGCTTGGTCAACTGCACCCTCGATTGGTTGGGAATTGTAATTTGCCAACTTAGATTCAATATCTGGAGTTTTATTAGTAATCTTAGAATATGCTGCTTTCATTAAAGCATACTCAAATTGTTTACCCCTATCTATAGCCATAAGTACCAAAAAACCCTTCCAAATATTTATGGAAGGGTTTGAAATTATTTGTTAGCAATATAATTTTCCATTGCCTCATCAAGATTCAAAAGAACTTCACGAATATTGGAGATTCGTTTTGGTTCCGTTGGACCTTCAGCATAACCCTTTTGAGCATCAATCAAAGCCATAAGAACCTCGCTTGATTCTTCAAAAGTCATCTCAAGAACTACTTTCGTTTTCACAGATCACCCTCCGCACGATTCTCGGAATAATAAGGATCAAAAGAACCACCAGGATAACGCTTTTCAAGTTTAGTTACATTTCCTGCAATAACTTCATCAATGGTAACACCAAGAGCCATGCAAGCTTGTGCAACATACCACATAATATCACCAAGTTCAATGATAAGGTGATGTCGGTTATCTTCATTAAATGGTTTGCCTTGGAAAATCATTTTTTTAATAATCTCAAGAAACTCTCCACCCTCAGCATTGATACCAACACCCGCAGTAAGAAGTCGTTCAATATTTGCACCTTTCTCATCCAGTTCCACAAGACGATTGGAAAGAGCAAGGAAATCTGTAGACGCTTCAGAAGTCACTGCATCTACGAAATGAGTGTATTTTGCAAAGTCAATATTTTTAGTCATCAGAATTTAAATCCCTCAAATGATTTTTTTGGTCCAGTTTTCTTTTCTTCATAAGTATACTCCTCATCCTGTCCAGAGTCAAGTATGTCAGCTTGGGCACTCTGTTCACAATCATAGAGTCGCATCTTTGCACGATCAATACCAACAACAAATCGTTTATTGATAGTAGGATCATTATAACGATTCTTCAGTTGTTTCACCATAATCTGTCCCAACTCTTCAAGCTCTTCTGTACTAATAAGGGCAAACATAAGATCAGCAGTAGCAGGGAGACCAAAGGACTCACTAGTATCAGTAAGTTCAACATCAGAAGAACCATAGCCACTACGAGTAGTTTGGGTAGCGGATACAATGGGTAAGTTGAACTCCACTGCCAAACCGCGAAGTTCCTCAGCAATCGCTTTGATATACGAATAAGAATTGACAGACAAATTTCCTTTATACCTAGAGGAAGCACAAATATTAAGGTAGTCAATGAAAATAATATCAGGCTTAAATGACTTCTTAAGTGCAAGTTCATTAAGAAGTGACTTGAAATGTCCACTATGAGCAGATGCAGTGGGATACTCTTTAATTATAAGAGTACCTTGAGTCTTCTTTGCAATATTAGATACTTTAGTATCAAACATCTGACGAGGAAGATTAATAATTTCCTGAATATTAACATTCAAAAGATTTGCGTCAATCCTTTCCGCAATCCTCTCTTCAGCCATCTCCATTGTAATATACAATACATTTTTACCTTGTAGTAAACAAGCACTAGCAAAATGGCACATGAATAGAGACTTACCAACACCAGTGCCTGCAAGAGCAATGTTGAGAGTTTTATTAGGAATGCCACCCTTTGTAATCTTGTTGAAGAACTCCAAATCAAAAGGAATTTTCTCCTCAGTTTGATGGTAGAAGTCGTATCGTTCCTCATAATCGTGAAGATAATCGTGACCTACATTAGTATCAAAACTGACGGCAAGAGCATCAGAAAGGATGGAAGGAATTGCATCCTTAGTCTTTTTAGAATCTTTACCATCGACAATAGAAATGGATTCCATCAATGCAAGGTAAATGGCCTTATCACGACACCACTTCTCAGTAGTATCACACAACCATTTTACATCAAGATTTGATGTATCTAGTTTGCTTACATATTCAGTTACTTCTTTATAAGTATTTTCATTTAGGTCAGAACGATTATCAATCTCAACTCCAAGAATCTCAGTAGTTGGAAGTTTATTATACTTAAAAATAAACTGACAAATTTCTTCAAAAACTACTTTCTCAGTGTAGTCGGTAAAATATTCAGTTCTGATGAAAGGTAGAACTTTGCGGGAATATTCTTCATTAAAAGCGAGACTCCTGAGAATTGTAGTTTCAACTCGTTCCATTAGTAATAGTGACAATAAGTGGACATAATGTATTTGATTCCTTTATTGACTCGCAATCCTGCATGAGGATACTGCCAAGTTGGAGGAAACACCATGACTGATCCCTTTTTAGGAACAATCTTTTTATTGTGATGAGGAAACTCAGTTTCACCACCGGTGAAATCATCATTCAAATAATATAAGAAAGCTAGATACCTTCTTGCAGATGCATGATCTTCAACATCCACATGAATATCAAATCTATCGTGACTACGAGAATGATATTTCTTGATGCGAAACTCTTCCAAAAAGAGTCTCTGCGGATACCATCTAGTGTAATCCGAAAATTCTTTTTTGTAAAGGTCAAGAACATTCTTAGTAATAATAGAAAGTACTTGAATGTTCTCTGGATGTTTTTGATTAATATTCAGTTGAGTAAAGTTCGGGGTTCCTTTGTTATTAATGATTTCTTTGTACCCACTTACATCAAATAAGTGAATCAATGTTTCGCATGTTTTTACATCAAGGACATTATTATAGACCTTGATGAAATCATCCATAACAAAACTCTTTCTGTGCAATTTCATCTAAAGCCTGCATTACTTCTGGAGTAAAATATTCCTCTGGATTTGCGAGGATTTGTTTTGCGTAGATCTTCTTTCCATCAATTTCATATCTACCTGCGACATTCTTCCAAAGTCCGCCAATCTCACCGAGTTCAAGAAGACCATAGTAACGATCAAGACCACGCTCATCATAATAAAGGCGTACCTCAACATCCTTATTCTCCTTACTCAAACGAGACTTAGCAGTCTTAGCCTTGATAATATTTCCGACCACTTCCGTTCCATCCTTTTCTTTTTTCTTTGAGAGATATATGATAGTAGAAGCGGCGTACTTAAGACCACTACCACCTCCCATCTCCTTAGTAGGAACATAAGCACCGATGACATCATAGGTATGATTAGTAACCAACATTGGAATTTTAGCTTGTCCAAGTTTTAGAGTAATCATTCTAAATGCACCTTTGACCAATTGGGATTTGGTCATATCACGAACTTGTTTGTCGTTGAGTGCATCAGTAATCTCCTTCTCTGTGGAAAGCATTCCGAGAGAGTCTAACACAAACATGCAGGGTTTGCGTTCTCCTTCAGGTTTTTTTAAGTATAGATCTACCGCTTTGAGCGCTTTACCGCGAAACTCCTCCACTGTAACAACATTAACAACAACAAGACGAGAAGTATCAATTCCACGAGATTCTACGAGAGATTTGGTGATAGCGGCTTCAGTATCAAAGTAGAGACAATAACCATCGGGGTGAGTATCAAGAAAATTCTTAACCACAGCGAGAGAGAAGAAAGTCTTTCCAGTACTAGACTCTCCAGCAATAGCAGTAATCTTATTCCCAGATACACCACCAAATATGCTACCTGAAACCAGTGCATTAAAGATGTACGAACCCGTGTCAACATAAGTCTCAGTCTCATCAATATCAGAAGCAAGTTGTGTATACTCGCCACCAATTTCTTTTACAATATCTTTTAAAAAATCCATTAAGCTACCATCCCGTATTGTTCACGAAGAATTTTTTTGTAAGGAAGTCCTTGTTCACGAAGTTCCTTAACTAGTTTAAGTTTATGATATAGAGCAGCGTCTCCACCAAATCCAAGAGCACTAATAATTTTTTTTAGTTCTTCATCATTAATAGGCAGATCCATTCATTCCTCCAAGTTTTTAGACTCTGTGCATATCACCCAATTATACCTCTTTTTGAGTTCATTTGCAAACCAGTAGGCGGTAGATGCAGTCTCAAAAAATTTTTTATTTGTTGTAGGAGACAATTCACCTGGTTGAGCCCAAGTAACTACATATTTACTCATGAAAAGAAACTATCTAAACTGATTGATTTTTCCACAGACCATCCGATAGAATCAAGAATAATCTTCATTGGTTCTACAAAAGACTTGTTAAACTGAGTGTCATAATCAATGTACTTTTCCAATCCAAGTTCTTTAGGAAAATCTTGAATAAACGCCATTACATTCTCTTGAATGGGATTGGGTACTTTAAGGTAGAAAAATTTAATCTTTTCTCCACTCTGAATCGCTGGATATTTTTTATCTAGTCCCGCTTTCTTCGTATAGTGATTATATAGGATTGCACCTCTAACATGAAAAGGAACTCCTTTATTATACATTGTATTTTTAGAGACCCACTTATTGATCTCAGAAACACTGCGAGGGAATGCAATCTCTTCAGGTTTTAGTGATTTAAACTCTTTACGAGAATTTTCAATAAACTCAATAACATCGTCCTCACCTTTTGTCATAATGATATCAATTGCGTCTTTAATCATCTTACGACATGGTGCAGGAGTTGAAGTTTTGATCGCCTCAATACCCATCATCTTGAGTTTAGGTTTCTCATAACGAACACCCTCAGAGTCCCACACACGAAGAATATATCGTTTCTTGCCAGTCCAGATGCCCCTCTCTGCGATATTCTCGCGTTTCATGTACATCTTCTGGTCGTATGCATTCAAGTAGTCGGCCAATTCTTGGTAAGAACTTTCAATATACTTTTCAAGTTCCATCGCACAGACCTTATCAAGGAAATTGACAACTTCATCAGTAGTTTTCTCTCTCCCTTTGAATACAGCGTCAACAAAAGGACCCATATTAATATAAATGGAGTCAGTATCCATAGCAATAACATAATCAACCTCCTGAGTTTTGAGAACCTTATTCATATAAGAGTTCATTTTTTCCTCAATCCACTGAATAGCTACTTGTCCAGACAGGGTAATAGCTTCAGCATTTGCAAGTTTGTAGTAACGAAAATATTGATTACCAATGGCACCATAAGCGGAGTTGAGTGCGATCTTCTTAGCCATTTGAATATTGTCGCAACGAGAGATCTCTTTCTCTAGTTCTTTCGTTGGGGTTTTCTCATAAGCTTTCTTCGCTTCAATCATCTTCTTTTTGAAGATAACTCGTTCGTTATACATCTTCTCCATGAGTTCTGGAAGGAACCCACGAATATCTTTACGATACATTGCACCATTAGCACAAACCGCATAGTCCTTATACATTTCAAATGTCAGTTCTTTCTTCAGAACCTTATCCACAGTAACACTGGGATGACGATTATCCAGAAGAGTTTCTGGTGAAATGTTGTATTGCATAATCAAATGCGGATACAGGGAGTTAAGGTCAAAGTTTACAACCCAATCATAAGATCCTGGGATAGGTTCTTTAACATAAGCACCTGCATACTTCTCATCTTTAGTGTTGCGTTCCTTTTGAGGAATTACAATATTCTTTTTAAGAAGATAGTTGTAGATAATTGCATCCCAGGTTCTTACTTGATAAGCAATATCATTAAAGTTTACCTTTGCGTCAAATGCACGAGTGAAACAAAGGTCAATTAACTTGAGTTTGTCCTCAAGTCGGTCTACGAGTTCCACATCGACGATGTTGTACTCTACAAACTTTTGCCAATTATTAGAGTAAAAGTCTCGGAAAGTATCATATTCCGAGTGATCCAACTTATTCTGACCCAACTCCATGAAAGCAATGTGATCTAGTCGATAGCTTTCCTGATTAGGAGTCGCAGGAGATTTCTTATAAAGATCTAGATAATCAATAATCGAAACACCTGCAATATCAACACTGAGTTGTTTGCGACCGGAGATTGTGACTTCATTGACACGAACAATATTCCATGGGGAAAGTTTCTTTGCAGCCTTCTCCCCCATCAGTCGTGAAATACGACCCACAAGATATGGAAGGTCATAAAGTTCACAGTTCCAACCAGTGATTACTTCTGGAGTATTGTTCTGCCACCAATCCATAAAAGAACCGATAAGAGCATACTCATCCTTGCAATAAATGTATTTTACATTCTCCTGCGTAACCTTTGCAGGACGAGAACCAAATGTAGTAATCTGTTTAGTATTATAGTCCTGCACCGTAACCAACAAGAGTTCCTCGGCGCAATTAAAGACATCAGGAAATCCACTTTCAGCAGCAACCTCAATGTCAATCGTAACAAGTTTGATTTTATTAATATCAAACTTAATCTCATCTTCCGGATATTTCTCCGCAATATACTGATAAATGAATCTATCGTTTCCATATACACGGAATCCATCCACACCAGAATACTTCTCAAGAAAATCCCTACAATCTCTAATTGTTCCAGGGCGAATAGGTTCTACAGCCTGACCGTCAAGAGTTTTATATTCACTTTTCTTTTTTGAGGGAACATAAAATGTAGGATAGAACTCTTCTTTTACTGTAAAATGTTTTCCATTTTCATAACCTCGGACAAGGATATCATTACCAAGAAGAAAGACATTCGTATAAAATTTCATTGAGTAAGGTTCAAATAATCATTAAGTAGAGTTTCTTTGGGATCCACCAAAGTCAAGATCTTATCAGAGGATATCATAATTGCATCAGTTGAATCAGTCAACTCATACAACCATGGAGTGAGTTTTTTATCATAAATTTGATAGGGATTTACCAATTTACAATCAGGTTCTCCAAGTTCAGATACTACTGCCGTAATTCTTGAAATTAAAATTGTTCCACTAACTAGAACAATAACTTGCACATCATCCATTTGTTTCTTCGGTAATTACTTCAAAATTTTCGATCAAAGTTGAATTATCATCTTCTTCATCAACTGTTGGGACATTGGCCCAAATATCTGCAATTGAATTTTCGGATTGAGATTGTTCTGCAGTTACTGCATTCATCTTTTCTTCATAAGATGATTTAATCCATTCGTGCGGATTGACAATTGATACTACCCATTTTGGGTCAACTGCAATTTTTTTATCTGCAGATAAGACAATCCAAGGAGAAAATGCAACCTTATGTTCAATCTCGTCATTCAGTTGCACACTATTTTCCATTAATAGTTCTGGTGTCAACAACCGTGCAACATATGGATTTGAAAAAACTAAAGAGATGACTTTATCATTCTCATTTACCAACTCCATAATATCTGCGATTACTTGTTCACCAGATTTTAAAAGGGCCAATTTAACAGCCATAATTACTCCATACCTCCTATTACGATAACACAAAAAAATGGGGGTGTCAACTGGATTTTGCCAGTTGAACCCCAGCGGCCGACGATATTCAATGAATATTTATGCGCCGTCACCATCTGCGGAATTTCCACTCCCACCCCCGCCTGGATTCTTAGGCACAGCTTTTCCTGCAGGGACTACCTTTGATTTTCCAGTCAACGGATTGTAGATTTTATGCCTAACGGCAGCAGGGTAGGAAATCTGTTTAATGTTTCCGACTTGTTCTAAGAACTGCTTAAAGGATTTCATACACCTTTCGTTTCTGATGTTCAGGAATAATCCTATTTAGTTTGACATGGAGTAATCCATCTTCAAACTTGACATCAGAAACTTTAACATCATCGGAAAGTGTCCAAGTCCTCGTAAAGGCCCTCTTTGCAAGACCATTATGAAGATATTCCCCTACATCAGAAGTTTCCGCCTTCTTCGCTTCAACGAAGAGTTTATTCCATTCGGTGAAAACTTCAATATCTTCTTTTTTGTATCCTGCAAGAGCAATCTCTAAACGAAACTCCGTTTCGCTCTCCTTAATCAAGTTGTATGGTGGGTAGTTAGAAGTTGTTTCGTGAACCGTTCCCAAACGGTGAAACCACTCATCCATACCAATACTATATTTTTCAATATCATTTAAAAATTTGTCAATGTTTCCCGTGTTATATTTTGCGAGTAACATAATAGACCTCCTTAAGCGTCTGTTGGGTTGAATTACGGATCCATTGGACTCCGCTTTAGCGTATGGGTAGTTAAATAACCAAACCCATCACTTATTATATATCAAGACATTAAAAAAGAGGAAGGGTGTGAAACCGATCCTCTTTTGTTGGGTATACCGAAAATATCAGGGTTCTACCTTCTTTTTCTTACCAATATTATACTTACTCTCAAGAACCCAATCTCCCTTATCCTTATAAGAAAGAACTTTGATTTGATTCAAAGGAGCTACATCAGTAATAGAATCTGGTTTAACAATAGTTACTAGTCCCCAATCAGAAATTAGATTGATAATTCGATTGCGTCTCTGAACATCATTCACAGTCAAATTTGCATGTTTGCCATCAAGAGCAAACAGTTCTTTAAAGTGAACGATATAATACCTTCCCTGTTTATGTAAGATATGACAGGACTGATAAATTTTCTTTTCCTTACGCGAGGCAACACCGATACGAGTGAGTGTCTCACGGACTTTTAGGAAGTCATCTGGTTCATTCAGAACCACTTCCACCATTTGGTCTTGCGACCAATTGACTTCTGGTTCAACAAAGGTACTCATCTTTTGCCTCCAACATCAAGTTTAGATTTAATATAATTAATTTGGTCTTTTGTTAGAATTTTCAGTGCTTGTTGGGCCTTTTCATTACTATAACCATAGTATGATTTGACTGCATCAAGGTCTTGAATTTTCTCTTTTTTAAGCCACGGAGAAAATCTTTTCCGTTTCCTGACACTATTTAGTAAAAAATCATATTGCAACTTTGAAGGCAGACCATGATTCATGTTCATCTCATTTGCAAACATGATCGTATCAATGTGACCTGACATACATTTATTAACAACAAATGCAGGATATTTCTTTTCCCACTGAGGATCTGAGTCATCCATCAAATAATCTTTACTAAAATTGATGGAGTTTAGATAATCTTTTAATTCGTAACTCATGTCAATTTTTTTAAAGTTTCATTATCTAACATTATTACATAATTTGGAGGAAGTTTATCATGGTGATAGTCGCCTTTGGGGTCTATAACACCTTTTGATAGATCTAGATCCCAAAGTAAACCTGGGCCATTTTGAACTTTTACCTTTCCATCTTTTAATAAGAGTTCAACAGCTTTATCTAGAATTGGAGTTTCAACTTCCGAAGACATAACAAAGTTACCATTAATATCAAAAAGTTGATATCCATTGAAAAAAGATCTTTCACCAAGTTTAAAAATGTTTTCCATATATAAAATTTTATTACCTAATAATATCTATATCTTGTGGATTCTTATTCCAAGTTTCCAGTTCAGTGCGAAGACGGCCTTCAGACTTTAAGTTTTCATAACGATTAGAAGCCTTTTTCTTCCACCAGTTAACAAGATGGTCAAAGTGGAATTTGTCATAATTTTGACCAGGACGCAATATTTCTTCCTGTCCAAGAATAACCTCACGAGCATTCTCAAATCCGTAATCAGAAATATAAAATCTTTTCTGTTCAGTCAGATTTTTTGCATTTGCAATCGCAGTCTGGAACTCCACAACCTTTTGAGAAGGTAAGCTTTTCTTGATGATTGAGATCATCTTTTGTTGAGTCTTGAGTTTCCGACTTGATGCGTCCTCCTTCACCAGAGATTGGTTGTTGTTCCTCTGAATAAACCATTTGTTTAACTCCTGGAAAATTTCGTCGTGGAGCAGAGGCGTAAAATCACTTTGAGTAAGACCCTTGTACCTCATATAAGGTTTCAAACCATCATACTGAGATGAGGCTTTGGTAGAACCATAAAGAGAAGTTGTCTCAAATGAACAAATATCTGATCCATACTTCTTATTTAATGTTTCACGAGCAGTATGAGAACAACAAAGAAGTGCAAGAAGTTTACCTCCAAGATAATTAAATCCAAAAGGTTGAGTAGGGACAATAATGAATCCCATAATTGCATGACGATTAAACCTAGACAACTCAGGAGTTTGTCCAAGCCAATCATTACGAGGTTTGGAATTAATCGTAGGTGAACCGAAACGACAG